CAGCGGGCGGCGTGACCAGGCGCTCGAGGCGCTCGATATCCTTCTTGACCCCGATAGCCTTGTTGAGCTGCAGCGCGCGCTTGCAGGCATCGAGCGCAGCGTGCAGCAGCGCGGCCTTGCCGCCTGCAGGCGCGCTGTCCGCCTCTGCATCGAATTGCTCGGCGGCCCTGGCATAGGCGCGGCCCAAGGCCTTGAGCAGCTTGGCGCGCGCCTGATCGGGCATGTCGTAATCGCCGGTCAGCCTGTCGAGACGCATGAGCTGATCGAGCGTGGCGAGCTGCGGCTCGCCCAGCACGGCGGTGGCGATTTCCTCGGCGAGCAGGCAGGCGGGGGTGCGAAGATAGCGCTCGGGCAGCGTGATGCCGAAGCGGAGCACATGCTCGCCGATGTCGAGCGCGCGTTCGAAGTCGCGATAGTCGATCGCCCAGATCATCATCTGCGCGACGATTTCATCCTGCGCGGCAGTGCCGTCATAGAGGCCAGCGGCCAGCGCACCATCGACCCATGCCCGGAAGGTCTCGGCCATCTCGCGCTTGATCGGGTTGCGGCCCTCGATCGACTGGATATCGGACAGCGAGCGGAGATTGTCCTGCAGCACCGCGTAGAGCGCGCGATATTCGCTGGCGACATCGCCGGTTTCCGGCATGGCGACGGCCTGGCCGACTGCAGCGGCGGTCTCCATCAACCCTGCCTTGGCTGCAAGGGCGCGTTCACGGTGGCGGCGGGCAAGGCTGGTCATGGCTGGTCCTGGCATTGGGGTTGCGTCAATGGTGGGGGCTTCCCACCCCGCTCGACCTGTTCGTCAGGCTCCGGCGACCCTTTCGGGCTGATACGCTGCCATGTCCCCGGCATTGGCTTCCGGGGCTTTAGGCTCTTATGCGGGGTGCGATCTGCGATCCTTGAAGGCTGACCCAATAATCAGCCGCTGGAGGCCTTGCGAGCCGTGCCAGACACCCCTCTCGCGTATTCGATCAGTCGGGCTTCTTGCCCATCACGATGTTCTCGACCAGCGAGCAGAGACCATAGTCTTCAACGACATAGGCCTCGTTGACGCTCTCGTAGTTCTCGATCTGGTCGAGCGCCGGCTCTTCCCTGACGGCACGGCGGCGGGTGCCTTCCTGCCAGTAGATCGAGAGGTTATCGAGCCGGGTGATGAGCAGCTTGCCAGCGGGGAAAAACGGCACCCGCACCGCGCGCAGCCCGCCGATCTGCTTTTCCGAGCGGATGATGCGATCGGCAGCCTCGACCTCGGTGGCCTTGTCGCCAGCGGTGTTGACGATGTTGAAATACTTGTCATGCACCAGGTCGCGCCCCACGATCACCACCAGCTCGGTGTCATCGCGGTTCCATTCATCGATGAGCTCGACCGCATCCATGACCAGCGCGTCGAGCGACTTGTAATCGACATCGACACCCACTTCGCCGCTGCCATCGACATAGATCGCCTTGGCCGGATCGACGGTAAGATCACCGTCATTCAGCACCCGCTCGGGCGCATGGGTGCGGATCTTGTAGAGCCAGCCGAAGTTGACATCCTGCAGCAGCGGATTGGCCACGCGATCGGTCTGCGCGGCAGCCGACGTGCCGTGCCATCCGATCATGATGCGATCGCGGCCCTGCTGCTTGGCGATGGCATCGCGCATCAGCACCTGGAATTCCGGCTTGTGCCGCCAGGCGTCGATCTTCGCATATTTCAGCGCATGGTCGAAATTGGTCTGCTTGCAGCTGTAGCGCCCACGATCGGAAGTGTCGGTCGGGTCGGTGGGCGTGCGTCGGTTGCCCGCAGCGGTATTGGTGCGGCCTGCCATGGTGCGCGTGACACCGATGCCAACCTTGTCGCCTTCCTGCTGGATCACCGGCACCATCTGGATCATCTGCAGGAATTCGCTGCTGTGCTTGATGACCTCTTCGAGGTTCTGCTCGACCGCCGGGGCGACCGTGAACATCTTGCCCACGGTGTCGGTATCGATGCCGTTGAGCAGCGCGATCTGCGACACATAGGCGTTGAAAAGGGCGCGGGTTGCGTTCTGCATCGTCTGATTCCTCGTTGAATTCTGGGTGCTTGGGCTGGGTCTGTTGGTTGCGGGGGACCGGACGGATGATCAGCAGTTGGTCAGGGTGTAGTTCGCGCCATTGGCCTGCGGGCGCTGCTGCTGACCAGGTGCAGCGGTGGTCTCGATGCGCTTTTCCAGCGCGTTGAACTTGAGGGCGAGTTGGTCCATTTCCTCGCGCTGGGCGGCAGCCTGGGACTGCAGCGCACCTTCCATCGTCTTGGCGAAGCCGGTGAACAGTGCCGAGAAAGCGTGCATGTCGAAGCCTTGGGCAACCTGCTGCTCCGCAGGCTCGGCGGGCTTGGGATCGGTGGGCTTGCTGGTGAACTTCGCGGCGAAGCCGTCGAGGATGCCCTGCAGCCCGGACAGGAAGCCCTGCCCCGCCTCGGTGGTGGTGCCCTTGTCGTCGGCCAGCTCCAGTGCGAAGGCGGTCTCGCCGTTGAGTACGATCGAGCCAGGCGCGGCGCGATTGAACTGCAGGCGTTCGGTGGCGATGGCGGCGGGGCTGTCGGTGAGCGCGCAGCCCATCAGATAGGCGAAGCCCTTGCCGGCGAAATTGGGTTCGATTTCGATCGACGGATAGACCTTCTGGCCCTGGGCGTTGAGCTTCATGGCGTCTTCGAGCACGTCGAAGACACCGAACAGCGCTTTGCGCCTTTCAGTCTTGCCGCTGAAGTTGACATCGACCTCGCCCACCGAGAGCTCGACGACATCGCCATAGCTGCGAAATGGCGCTTCGCCGGTGATGCCGCGGATGTGCTCGATGTTGAGCCGCGCGCCATAGGTCTTCGGGTCATAGCTCTTCGCCATTTCGTCGATCAGCTTGTCGTCGATCGTGCGGCCATCGACGGTGCTTCCTGCGGTTGCCAGCAGGAAGGGCTTGGTGCGCTTGAACTTCATGGTCGACATCGGGATGGCTCCGTTTCGCGGTGTTGCCAGGTGTCGTGAGATGCCCGGCGGAATTGCCACCCTTGGGGCTGAAAATGGCCACATCATGCAACGGGCAGCCGTTGTTACCGGCGTGATAACAATCAGGCGGGCGCGCGCGGTATGGCGCTTGCAGGGCATGGAAAGGCCGTCATGGCGATCCTTGCTGCCCTTCCCACCACTCCGTTCGACGCGCGCCGCGCCGCGCGCTCGCTGTATTGGCGTGGCTGGTCGATGCAGCAGATTTCCGATGAGCTGGGGGTCAGATATCCGACCATCGCCAGCTGGAAAACCCGCGACAAATGGGACGATGCGCCGGTGGTGGTACGCATGGAGGACGGGCTCCAGGAACGCTATCTGACCCTGATCGCCAAGGAGAACAAATCGGGGAAGGACTTCAAGGAAATCGACCTGCTGGGGCGGCAGATCGAGCGCATGGCGCGTGTCCGCAAATTCGGCGGCGATGAGGGTCGCGAGAGCGATCTCAACCCCAATATCGAGCGCCGGAACGACGAAAAGGCCAAGGCCAAGCGGGCCGAGAAGCGCAAGAACTGCCTGACGATCGAGCAATATCAGGCGTTGCTCGACGACTTCCACGATCGCAATTTCGAATATCAGGAAGCCTGGTGGGATCAGCGCCATCAGCGCACGCGCAAGATCCGCAAAAGCCGGCAGGTCGGCGCGACCTGGTATTTCGCACGCGAGGCATTCGCCAAGATCGCGGAGATGGCGATCGAGGGGAAACAGCCCCGCAACCAGATCTTCCTGTCCGCATCGGAGCGCCAAGCGCTGAAGTTCCGGCGCGAGATCACCAACTGGGTGCGCCGCGTCACCGCGGTCGAACTCAAGGGCAAGATCATCATGCTCGACTTCACCGGCCTGCACGGTGATGACGGGCCATCGCTGGACTCGGTGGGCCTCTATCCGCTCTCGACCAACAATGCGACCGCCCAGGGCGAGAGCGGCGATTTCTATTTCGACGAATTCTCCTGGGTCGGCGGATTTGCCGAGCTCAACAAGGTCGCCAGCGCCATGGCGACGCACAGCATCTACACCAAGACCCATTTCTCATCGGCCTCGACCAAGACGCATGAGAGCTATGCCTTCTGGTCGGGCGAAGATTGGAACCGGGGCCGCACCAAGGGCGATCAGCGCCCGTTCGACCTGTCGCTCAAGAACCTGCGCGATGGCGCGATCATGCCCGATGGCAGCTGGCAGCAGATCCTGACCATCCATGACGCGGTAAAGCGCGGCCTGGGCGACCTGGTGGACATCGATCAGCTGCGGAAGGAATATTCGGAAGACTCGTTCCGAAACCTGTTCGAATGCGAGGAAATCGACGATGCGCAGTCGAGTTTCCCGTTCGCTCTGATCGGCCCGGCTCGGGTCGACAGCTTCTACCAGTGGGGCGACTTCAAGCCCGAGCTGATCGGCATGCCAGGCGCGCGGCCCTTTGGTGAGAAGCGGGTCTGGCTGGGCTATGACCCGAACAAGCAAGGCCGCGACGATGCTGCGCTGGCGGTGATCGCGCCGCCCGAAAAGCCGGGCGGAAAGTTCCGCGTGCTCGAGAAGCTCCGGTTCAACGGCATCGACTTTCAGGGCCAGGCCGATGAGATCAAGAAGGTCGCGGCCCGGTACAATGTCGAAGACATCGCGATCGATACCACCGGCAGCGGCGAGGCGGTGCTGCAGCTGGTGCTCAAGTGGTTCCCGACTGCGCGCCGGATCAACTATTCGGTCGCGGTCAAGGGCGCACTGGTGATGAAGGGCCAGAACGTCTTCCGTAACCGCCGCATCGAGTTCGATGCAGGGTGGAGCGACGTGCAGGCCGCTTTCATGGCCATTCGCCCAACCCTCACGGGCTCGGGCAGGCAGGTCACCTATACCGCCAAGCGCAATGGCGAGGTCGGCCATGCCGATATCGCATGGGCGATCCTGCACGCGCTTTCCAATGAACCGATGGACGCCAGCGAGCCGGTCTCGCGCGGGGCCAAGGTCAAATTCTTCGACTGATCACAAGAGGACAGGCCATGAGCGACAGCACTGACATCATCCCCGCCGCGCCCGCGCAGGTGCCCGCTCCTGGCAGCGGCAGCGGGCGGGTTTTCACCTTCGGAGATCCCGAAAGCGTGATGGATGGGCGCGAGCTCTGGTCGTACTTCGAGATGTGGAAGAACGGTCGCTGGTACGAGCCGCCAATGCCGATGACCAAGCTGGCGAAGTCGTTCAACATGTCGCCCCACCATCGCAGCGCGATCGCCCTGAAGGTCAACCTGCTGCTCAAGCATTTCACGCCAACCAGGTGGCTCGATCGGGCCAATTTCGAGCGCTGGGCGATCGATTTCCTGCAGATGGGGAATGGCTATCTCGAGCGGATCGACAATCTGGGCGGGCGGGTCATGACGCTGCGACACAGCCCCGCGATCTTCACCCGCGTCGGCAGCGAGCCGGGCACGATGTTCTTCATCAAGGGCCCGCTGGGGCATGATCACGAATTTCGGCCGAACAGCGTTTTTCATCTTCTGCAGCCGGATGTTTCGCAAGAGGTCTATGGGGTGCCGGAATGGCTATCGGCGCTGCAGGCGGGCCTGCTCAACGAGAACGCCACCCTTTTCCGCCGCCGCTATTACCTCAACGGGGCGCATGCCGGCTTCATCCTCTACCGGTCCGACCCGCTGGCTGACCCGGAAACCGCAGACGCGATCGAGGATCGGCTTGGCTCGGCCAAGGGCATCGGCAATTTCAAGAACATGTTCCTGCACATCCCCAACGGGAAGAAGGACGGCATCCAGGTGATTCCGATCGCCGATGTGGCGGCCAAGGACGAGTTCATGAGCATCAAGAACGTCACGCGTGACGATCTGCTCGCCGCGCACCGCGTGCCCCCGCAGCTGATCGGCATCATCCCCCAGAACAACGGGGGCTTCGGGGATGTCAGCAAGGCCAGCGACACGTTCTTCGAGAACGAAATCGAGCCGATCCAGCAGCGCATGCGCCAGCTCAACGAATGGCTGGGCGTCGAGGCCCTGGTCTTCGTACCCCGCCCTGCCCCGGCACCAGGCGCGCGCGCCGGATGATCTGACGTCGCACAATTTCAGGCCGCCTAGAGGGCCGGAGCGCGCCACCGCGCTCCGGCCCTCTCTTTGCGCCCGCTCGACGCCTGAAGGCCCTCCCTGCCCACCTGACACCCCTTGCGACGGAGGCCATCGCCCCCACCCCGCGCGCCGCGCTCGCCCCCACGCTCCACTTTCGCCTTCCTGCTCGGGTTTTTGTGCAGATCGGGCGGTCCCTAGAAATCCTTGTGAGGGGTACCCCCCTGGGAAAAACCCTACATTCCCTACATCGGTCGAAAAGCACAGCTAATGCACTGATATTGCATAGAAAAAATGTAGGGTTCCAAACCCTACATCGTCCTACATTTTATGCCCGAAAATCCTATGTCATTGATGAATATATGTTTTTTTCATTCAATATATAGGGTTCTATCAATCCTATCAGGTAGGGAAGATGTAGGGAAAATATAGGGTCGGAAAGCCGCAGAAAACCTTGGATGTAGGGAATGTAGGGTGTTTCCCGCGTATAGGCGGCAACCTTGGCGGCCTGACGGGAAACTGCGAAATTTTCGGCAGCGTGCCAGCGGCATGCCGTGATCATCGATCGCGGGGATCGTTATGCAGTTCTATGCGGGTGAAGACGCTCTGCCTGTCGGCCGAACTAGGGCTTACGCTTAGGTAGCTGATCCATCAGCGTGATGTTTATTATGCCGCGCTCTTTGGGGTAGTCGTAGCCTTGAAGTGCCCGGATGATCATCCAGGCGACCGACGAACCTTCGGCCTGGTGGCTAAGCTGCTCGATGCGATCGGGATCATAGGTGACGATGGCGAATCTGCGACGGGGCATGACCGCAGTGTTCTCACCTTGTTCTCACACCGTCAATCGTGAAAGCTCGATAATCCGGGGTTTTACAGGCGGACACGGCGCAAGGTACGTTTCCGACCAATTCGCTCCTCCGCTACCATTCCTTCAAGACATTCGGTGCACCGACCCTAGCGTCGCAGCTCTCGAGCCGGCGAGGGCCGTAATCGATTCGGCCACATGACGGCTGGCCAGCTACCGCCGCTCGTCGCCCGCCGCTCCCCCGGAAGCTTGGCCAGAGTGCCCACTGCGCGTGCGGTGTTTTTCGACGAACCTCGTGATCAGCCAGCATTCCTGCCATCCGCATCGCGGGAGCGCGCCGTAGAGATACAAAATAGCGCAGCGATATGCCTGATTTATAACATAATGTCTGGACAGGCGGCTCAGCCTGCCGATAGGCAAAGCGACAGGGCGCGGGGTTGATCGGTCGAACCGTGCCGTCATGCGGGTGA